GGAACTGATAAGGGCGGAAAACCCATCACAGCAGCAATTTGCCGCGCAGATGCAAAAATTGTCCAAGTATTATAATTATGAGGAACAGGATATCCGGGAACTTACCGCCACCAGGCTTTTGAGTTATTTTTATAAGACGATGAACCTGCGGTGGACGTTTAATATGGGGTTTGCCGATGCTTTGATTGCCGGTGAAGAGTGTTATTGTGTGGATATTTTGGGTGGAGAGCCGGTGGTGTTTAAGCCTAATATGAAAAATTTATTTGTTTTACGGGGCGGTACAAGTAATTATATAGATGATGCCGACATGATTATTTACATAGACTATGCCTCACCTGGTCAACTTATTGATGATTATTATGATGAGCTTACTCCATCCGAGATAGACACGATTGAATCTGGCATGTCAAAGCCGGAAACTTCGGTGATAAAATATTCACTTACGCCGTACATTTCCGTACAGGATATTGTGGCCGGAAAAGATCAGTCCGATCTGATATACGTTAATGATATAGGAATAAATGTTTTTGGCGGCGCGTATGACCAAAACGGTAACATGAAACGGGTTCGGGTGGTATGGAAGTCCATGGTGAGGGTAGGAGAAGTGGAATCCACGGATGAGATGGGAAACGTGATAAAAGATTATGTTTCCGAGGGTTATAAACAACAAACGGGAGAGAAGATTAATTGGATATGGGTTAATCAGTGGTGGGAAGGAACGAAACTTGGAAACGACATATATCTTAAAATACAGCCCAGGCCTTTTCAGATGCGTAAAAAAGATAATATTTCTTCTTGTAAGAGCGGGTATGTCGGAACAATCTATAGTTTTAACCTTGACAGAGCCCAGTCCATTATGGACAGAATGAAACCATATCTTTATCTTTATAATATTTTCATGTATAGGACTGAACTTGCATTTGCTAAGGCCAAAGGCGCCATTGCGGAGATAAACCTTGCCATGTTGCCGCCAGGATGGGATTTAGACAAGTGGATGTACTATATTGATACGATGGGGCTTTTGATTGTTAATCCCTTCAATGAGATAAACGAGGGTTCTGCAAAGGGTAAACTTGCCGGGAATTTTGCCAATGTGGGTGGCAGAACAATGAACCTGTCCGAAGGACTTGGAAACTATATTCAGCAACATATATCCATGTTGCAATATATAGAAGAGCAGATTGGACAAACCACTGGCGTTCCCAAAGCCAGGGAAGGAAACATTGAACAAAGAGATGCCGTTGGTAATGTTCAGCAAACCATGGTGCAATCATCTTATATTACCGACAGGTGGTACATGGTACACGACAATATTAAGGTCAGGGTATTGGAGGCGCTTGTTGAGGCGGCAAAACAGGCGTGGAAGAATAAAAGCAGGAAACTCCAATACGTTTTAGATGATCTTTCTACTGTTTTTTTAAACATAGATGATGATTTTATAAATAGTGAATATGGTATTTACATAGCAACATCAATGTCGGATACGCAAATCTTTAATGATTTAAGGTCTGTGATGATGCAGGGGTACCAGAGGGATAAGATATCCCTAAAGGGACTGATGGATGTTTACCTTACTGAATCTGTGGCATCTATGAGAAGGAAGATTGAAAATGCCGAAGAAGAGATGCACCATAGGCAGTTAGAGATTATACAGGAACAGAACAAGGTTAATGCACAGACGTCCGAAAGTGCCATGCAGATGGGCGATAAGAAGATGCTTAATGACAGGGACATGGAAATCATGCGTCACGGTATGGAATTGGAGAAAATGAGGCAGAAAAGCGATATGGACGCTGATAAAAAGGAAAAACAGACACGGTTAGAGGCTGAACTTGCCGCTAAAGAGGGGAAAAAGTGATGTTTTCTATGATAAAAGGAAAAAACGGATATGTTATATGTTAAATTTGCTGTTAAATGGGGAAAAAGGTGATGATTTCTATTTAAGGGAATTTATTTTCACAATATAATTAATTTAATTATTGTTTATATTATCTTTGCTTCCGAATTTCTACTATTGTAGATACTATTGTAGGTGGATTACATAAATCCAATAGAATATGGCTGAACAAAAAACAAATATCGCTGGTGGAACCACGGTAATGAAGAACGATGACGAGGTTATAATCCTCAATGACGATAATACGGAGTTATATATGCCCGATGTTGCCAGTATAGCTGGCAAAAAAGCGGCAGTTGTTAATAAAGATGGTAATGATGGGGAAAGGAAAAAAGATGAGGAAAATGGAAAAGACAATAAGATAGAGGTTGACGAAAATAGAAAGTCGGCCGGTGAGACGCCTGGTGAGGGTGAAGGAACGGAGGATGATTCCTTACTTCCATTTATAGAGGGGCTTCAACAGGCGGGTGTGTTGCCTAATTTCAACAAGGCAAATTTTGATGGTTCTTTAGAAAGGATTCTTTGCCGAGGACAATTAAGGACATGATAGAGAACTATGAAGAGAATGTTCCTTTGGACAAATTGATTAACGTTAAAAGCAGGCAAATAGAAATAAAGAATGTTGACGAGGACAACCTTAGAGATGATACGTCCAAGCAAAAAAAGATTATTTCTGATTTTCTACGTTTAAAAGGATTTAAAGAAACAAAGATTGACAGCATGGTCGCCAAATATGAAGAGATTGGCGAACTTTTTGATGAATCCAAAGAAGCGCTTACTGAACTCAAAGAACATTATACCAAAGAAGAAGAACGCATTAGAAAGCAGGCGCAAGCGGATAAGAAGGCATCGGAAGACAATGCCGTAAAAGTGCTTGAATCAATAAAGGGGACAATAGATAAGACAATGGAAATCATACCTGGGACATTGCTGAATAAGCAGGTTAAAGATAAGATCTATGAGTCCATGACAGACATTATAGATTATACCGACAGGGGAGTTCCGGTAAACAATATCATTAAAATAAGGTCAAAAGACCCGGTAAAATTTGATATTATTCTTAACTATCTTGCGTCTTTTGGTGTTTTTGAGGGAAAATGGGACACCTTAAAGGGTGTTTTCACGAACAATATATCAAGAGATATATTAGACAAAACAAAGACACATCCAAGGGAAAACGGAAGGTCTGTGTCAGATGCCGGCACAAGTGTTGACAGTTCTGCTGAAATTCTGAAAGGATTAAAAAAGTTTATTTCTAACAGGTAATTTATTAACCCAATTTAACATTTGAAATTATGATTGTAAATCTTCTGCAAAAGTATGAGCCAAAAGATTGGACAGGACTTACTACCGAGAATCATCTTGGTACGTTATTCGGACTTGAACCCATTCTCATTTCTCCTCTTATTGAGGACATTTATCGTGTAAATTATGGGGAAGATTTTCTTTCTTTCCTTGACAAGTTTCCAACCGAATACATAGATGACGACCGTCCCTATGAATGGTTATTGCAGGGAGCCGATGAGAGAAATATCGCATTGGTGTCCGCGGAAGATTCTGCCGCTAACTTAGCCGGTAGTGCTCTTTTTCCACAGCCAGGACTTGGTTTCACACGGTTTTTTATGCGATTTTCTGAAAAATATTTCGTGGCTACCGATGTTATTGTCGGTAACAAACCCGATCTTTATAAGCTGAGGGTGGTTTCCGATCCAGTGGCTGACGGCACTGAATATCTTTATGAAGTAGAGCTTTTAACCGGAGATCCTGTATTATTTGTTGCACCTTCCGATTTAGCAGCTAACACGCGGTGGAGCAAGGACTATTCACAAGTTGAACAGACGCTTTCCCGCAGGGGTGGAGATGTCAGTCACACTTCTCCTTTCAGGATGCAGAATGTGTTATCTATGATACGGAAACAGTATGTTGTTCCCGGTAACATGATTTTAAAGGGTAAAAACTCACCAGTGGCTTTTGCATGGAAGGTGGACGGAAAAGTTCAGACCACATGGTTAAATAAACTTGACTTTGATTTCAATTCACAGTTCCGCAGAGAAATCGTAAGATTGCTTTTCTATGGAACATCTAACCGGAAGTCAGATGGCACGTATGCCAATAAGGGAGATTCTGGTTATGAGATTCGTAGTGGTGCGGGATTGCGGGAACAGATAGCTCCTGCTAATCTCTTTTATTATAATTCCTTTAACCTTGATTGGCTGACGGAAATTGCGATGGGATTATCGGTTGGAAAATTACCGGAAGATCAGCGGAGATTTGTGTTGGGAACCGGGGAATATGGAATGTTTCAGTTCCACCAGGCCGCAGAAGATAAGTCCAGCAACTACACGCCCAACTTCAGTAATGACAGGATTCAGGTTGACAAGAGAACCGGCAAGATGAGTTATATCGGACAATTCCTTGAGTACAAGACCGTCAATGGTATTACCTTTGAGTTGATGCATGTTAAGGAATATGATAATCCCGTGAGGAACAAATTACAACATCCCTCCGGTGGGTTAGCAGAATCGCGGAGATATACCATCATGGATTTTGGAACAGCCAATGGTGAATCCAATGTGTCAAAGATTGCATTAAAGGGACAAGGTGAAATTTTGAGATATATACCTGGATTAAGAGATCCTTTTACGCCAGGTGGACAAAAGCAGGCTGCCATTGCGGCATCTGCAGTAGATGGTTATGAGGTGCACAAGGCATACATAGGTGGGCTAAGGGTAAAAAATCCGATGAGGATGGCTGAAATAGTACCCTCTATCCTTGTATAGTTAGGGAAGATATAAAATATTAACAGGTAAAAAAAACGAATTATGAGCGACACAATATTATTTCACCGGAAGGTGAAGGTGAAACCGATTATCAGGGAGGGCGGATGGCTTCCCAAGGGACATGACGGAGAATTTATGTTTTCCGGATGTAAAAGAGGATATTGTTTACCTGTGGATCCCAACAAGGGAACATTGGTTCCGGTATTAAATGAAGAAGAGCAGACATATTTTGAGAAGCAACTTGGAGTAGAATCCGGTGGGATGTCTCCATATAGGAAAGGTGAGAATTTTTGGCATAAGTTTTATGTTACCGTTAACAGGGATGGTACAGAACTTAACCTTGCCGATGTGATGGACAATCTAAGGTGGAGGCTATTAAAGAATCACCCAGAGATAGCTCCGTCATGGCATGAAAGATTCAATAGTCCGCAGTTTAAGTTCGCCCTTGTAGAAGAAGATGTGGAAATAGGCGAAAGGGTTAAGCTGGCGGAGATGAAGAAGAAGGTATATAAGTTCCTTGCCGGGGCAGAAGATAATCGTACCAAGATGTATGATTTACTTCGGGTGTTGGGAAGGAGGCCTGCACCTGCGGCAACGAAGGAGTGGATGATAAGCGAGTTGGATAAATATACCGATGACAGAAAAATGTTAAAAGAACTGTTAGCGGTAATCAACGATCCGCTTTATGAGATGAAACTTTTCATAGAAGATGGAATGGAATGCGGGACGATTAAGAAACTTGGAAGGGGAGATTATGGCGTTGTCGGATTAGACCAGATGTTTTCACAGGCGGAACTAATTGAATTTTTAAGTCCGCGTGGCAAGCATCAGGACATTTATCTTAAAATCAAAGGCCAGATTGACCAGTACAGGAAAGTTGAGGTTTAATATTATCCTATTATGAGTGCGACAGAAATGAAGAATCTATTTCTTGTCGAATATGACAGGATAACAAATTTATCAGCACCTGGATATGACGACTATGAGATAAGCGTATTTTTAACCAACGCACAGAGAAATTACATTGAAAAAAAATATGATCCATCACTCAATAAACTTGGCGATGGGTTTGAGGACAGTGAAAAGAGAAGGCGTGAATTGGCCGATTTAATAAGAGATGGGATTGATGCCGGCGGAACATTAAGAACGGCTGTATCGGCTAATCAGAACGGGACACATCCCCATGGAAGATTTTTTAATTTACCGGATGATTTATTATACCTTATAGAAGAAAGGGCGATAATCACCGGAGCCGGGTTATGTAACCCCGCCGGATACAACATCAACACGATAAAAGGTGTGGCCGGAAAATATACAAGCATATTACCAGTAACACATGATTATTTTGAGGCTAACCGGTTGAATCCATTTAAGAAGTCTAATGAATGGTTATTGTGGAGGATGGATTTCAGTTCTTTTAACGGAAAAAAGAGGGTAGAATTAATCGGGGATGGAACATTTGCCATAGAGGAGTACAGGATAAGATATATAGCGAAGCCAAGTCCGGTAATCACCGCCACATTAACAGGTGGCATGACCATTGAGGGACAAGTTTCACAGCAGGATTGTAAACTTGCTGATATAACGCACAATGAAATTGTCAGAATGGCAGTAACGTTGGCGTTGGAGACGGTAGGTGACGCAAGGTATCAAACTCAAAAAATAGAATCCATGTCCAATGAATCCTGACATTTCACAACTAACAACGGCAGAAATTGAACAACGGTTGGGAAAACTTGAGTTCAATAAATTGAAGACAGTTAATATGTTGACGGAGATATTGTTTGAGATTACTAAATGTATTTATGAATTACAAAAGAGACAAAAAACAACAACTTTTAATTTTTTTAATAATTAACCTTTAAATTTTTATACAATGAGAAAAGTAGATGATTCTTTACACGTTTTCGTGGATAACACAATCGCCGGACTTGCCGGTGGGACGAGGGTATCTGTTGCAAACATGACAGACCACCAAATGGCGGTTGTCAGAGAAGATGGTATTTCTTTAACGACAGCATCTGTCGGTACTGCAAGAGATAAGTGTTTTATCGTGCAGAGGCATGGTACGCAGCTTGTCTGGTCCCCTCCTATTAGAAGGTCTGGACTGGTTTCACATCGTGGACAGACATATTCTGCCCCCGCCCAGCAGGTTACCCATATAGGATTTGCCGGTGCCGGAGCAAGTACAATAGATGCCATTTCGGACAATACCTATATCGTTAGATTGATCTTCAATCAACCTCTTTCCATGGTTCAGGATAAGCAGATGCTTAAATTTGGAATTTATAAATCGGATTCTTCTGCTACCAGGGAAGAAATATTAGCCGGATTAGTTACTAACCTTATTTCCAATTTTAAAAGAGAATCGGATAATATTGTCCGTTTTGAAGCGTTATGCGATAATGCCGGAGTTAATGTTACCGGAGCTACCGGGTCATGGACGTTTACCAATAATTCCAAAACGGTATCCTATACAGGCGCTGATATTTCAAATGCAACATTTGTTGTTGGCGCTTATTTACGAATAGGAGATGCGATCACAGCTCCTATTTACAGGATAGACGCTATTAACACTGTTGCAAATATAGTGACTCTTGGGTGGGAATACCAGGGGGCGACAGCGACAGTAACAGATATTACCGCTGCCGGTACTCCTTACGATGTTATCACTGCTGCGTTGGTGGCTGCTGCTGCCGTAGGTATTCAATGTCGTGCTATAGCCCGCAGGTTTACTGTTGGGTCTTTTAAATATTTTAACACTAACTTTAATGTTTCATTACAGGATTTTGGCGCAACGCAGTTAGTATATACTACTGCCGCTGACGATGGTTCAGGATATGGCGCTTCTATTATGGAGGCGGAGTGGTTTGCCGTTGGGACGGAAGGGTTTAATGAACGTTTGGGTGTTCCCCCTCCTGTCGTGCCACATCAAATAGCCGTAGAAACAAATAATTATTCCGTATTGTCATTGGGATTACGAAATCAGGTTGGTGGTACGGCAATAAATGTTCCGGCTCCTGCAAGGAATGAGATTCTTATAGCTGGTCAAAGAACTGCGGGGCCTACCTATGGAACAGCATTTTATGGTGGTGGAACTCTTGGGATAGTAGAAGTTCTTGCGATATATTTAGACGGTGCTCCAGGATATACAGCTTTTGTGCCGGCATAATAGTTTTTTGAAGTTCAATAAAGGGGCTATGCCTTGGGCAGTTCGCCATGCGATAAGCCCGGAGATAGTCCTTTTTTATTTATAAAACATGCTAGATTTAAGATTTAAACTATGTCAGGACAAAAGTTGTAAGGAACTGGTATTTGTTGAGACAACGGGTGTTTATGATTCGCTCTTAAATCTTGGCGGGTGGGGTTCTCCTAATCCAACAACGGCAAGTGCATCCAATATCACATTAAGTGTTACATTTCCAGATGCAACCACTGGATCGTTTACCTTTCCTGCTGGATGGCCGACGACAGACAACTCCAAATATATCATCATAAAAAACACAGATTTGGGGTTAGTGGCAGATGATAGCTTTGACGATGGACAATATACTTTTACTTATTCTATCACCAGTGGAACGATAGTATATACAAAGGCGCAGGATATTTATTTTTTTTGTCAGGTAAGGTGTTGTGTTAATAAGATGGTAGCAAGGATAGGAGACAGTAATTGTCAGTGTGAAAAAGATTATGTGGACAACGTATTATGGGCTTCGGCATTATTACATTCTTTGGAATATGCTGCTATCTGTAATAAGAAAAACCAGTTTGATAATATCATGGAATATTTGACGGCGATATGCGATACTGAGCCGTGTGATTGTGATTAAAAACTAAAAAATCAAATAGTTATGGCGTGTTCAAGTTGTGGTTCAAATTTAACGGCATGTGGATGTGGGATAGACACATTGATGATGCCCGTGGCAAAGGGAGACAAGGGAGATACGGGAAGTGTTGGACTTACCGGACCCCAGGGATTACAGGGCATTGGATCTCTTAATTCCATTAAACGGTTATATTACAAACTAACGTACCCTGGGTCGCTTATCTTAACGATTCCCTTGGCCGATTTTACAAGTGCCAATTTAAGCATTTATGCTTACAATGGAGATACGGGATTATTTGAAACAAATATTTTTGCAGATGTGGGTATGTTTATGGCTAGTCTCAGATTGTATGC